CTCTGCCGGATACGGACCGGCGGCCGAAATCGCCCTTTGAGGATGGCGACTCCTATGTGAGGTTGCCTTGCGCCTGCTGACGCGTCCGAGCGGCCTCGTTGGCGGCTTGGATCGGCTTCAAGGTTGCCTCGACATTCGCTTTGCGCGCATCAGCGAGAGTTTTCTCGGTCTGCGCGTTGGTGTTTCTGATTTCCGAGACGCTGCGGACGACGTCCAAATCGCTTGGAGCGCCCTGCTGTCTCGGGTTTGCAGCCTCAGACATGGCCTTCTGAGCCTGTGCCTGCTTCAGCTGCGCATTGGACTGAGTGACCTGCAATTCGGCCTGAGCCTGCGCGACCTGCAACTGGTTCGGTTGCCCGGCCTCCTGCTTGGCCTGCTGGATCATACCCAACACGCGCTGTTTTACCGACCCGACCAGAGGAGAAAGCTCGATCAGGACTTCTGGCGGGACAGCCTGACCGCTGCGGGCCATCGCCGTGAGCGTGTCATAGGCGTCACCCTGCATGTTGATCTCGTCGGGGCCTTCATCGATGATGATATCCACGTCGAGCGCGCCAAGTGCATTGACCAACTCCGGTTGCATGGTGGCTGGATCGATAGAGAGCCGGTTGATCGCGAAAAACTGCGCCATTTTCTGATCGTCCGTGACGCGAATCCAGCGCTCCGATGTCCAATGCTCCTGCGCAGCGCACCAGATGGCGCGATAGACGCGGATCTTGAAGCCACGGAAGGCCAGCATGTATGGGCCAAGCTCGGCGATACCCGATTGTTGCTGCAGCTGGATGGCACGGCCAGACATCTGATTGACGCCGGTTCCCAGGAGTGCCGGGTTGAAGCCGTAATTCTCGATCTCGTTCTTGGCATCTTCGAGGAATGCCAGGTGGCCTTTCAGTTCTTGGCCTCGAGCGCCATCGTCAAACACAGGTGGAGTAGCGCCGGGGGCAACCTCAATCACGCCATCGGGCCGGGTAGCCTCGCGTCTGGTTTGCTCAATATCGTCAACGGCGCCCTTCTCGACGATGATACGCCGGGAATTGAGCGTGTGCAGCGCCTTGGAGCGCCGCTGATTTACTTCGTCCTGACTCGACCGCATGTTACGGACAAAGCCGTAGCGATCGCCATCCTGATCGATGTTCGACGAGTACATGATGTACTTGCACATCGTGCGGCCTTTTTCGTCCTTCAAATAGGACTTGCCCTCACGAAGGATCAGCGTGCCGGTGTAGATGCACCAATACCACTCGCCATTCTTGATATACCAATGGTCGATGATGCGGATACGCCGCGTCCCGTCGCCGCCAGTCACCCACTTGATATCGCTATCGGGGTTGCTAGTCAGTTCGGCGCCTGTCTCGGTCGAGGCGCGGATCTCCTCTTCCTTGTCCGGAAACAGCGTCACAGCCGTTTCCACGTCCGACCATTTGCCGATGCCCATATATCGGCCATCGGAGAAATCCGGCTTCAGGGAGCGCGGGTCGTAGAAAAATGAAGCCGGATCCACCGGCTCAATCCCGATATCCACGTCTCCGGTGTCGCCTTGCGTCAGGATGATCTCGACACCGCCGAGGCCATCAACAGCGCCGAACGAGCCGCAAATCGGAGATTTGGTCGACCATTGCTGTTCATCGCAGATATATCGCAGGACAGCAGTCGCAATTTCGGCGCCATCCTCGCTGTTCGGCGTGCGCGGGAATGCGCGCGGGTCTTGCTTCTGGCGCTCAAGCAGCCCGATCAGGGCATTAATCTTCCGGCCAATGCGATTGTACGTGACAACAGGCTGCTTTCGACCATTGAGAACCTTAATCTGATCAGCAGTATATTGGACCCCGTGATAGTACCGGCGCGCGTTCTGCTGCTCGAGGATCTCGAGGTTCTTCATGCTCAGATAGTCAAGATACTGGCGCTTCAAAACGCCATGGTCTGCCATCTGCTGCGGGGACGCCGGATCATCATAGCCTATCGTCTGCGACGTGACCGAACCGGCATAGGAAGTCTGAGCCATCAGTATGTCACCCAATCGCCGGCACCGGCATTGTCGGAACGTGGTTTGTAGTCCTGGCGCTTCTTCGCCTGCTCATCCTGCTTTGGCGGCAGGTATGGCCGAGACATGCACCCGTAGCGCGCCTCGTCGGCAATATGGTCTTCGGCGTCGGTATCCAGATCTTCAGCCCGATCCTTGTCATGCTGCAGGAGCGGCACCGTGCGAATGAAATCCGTGCATGTCGAGAACACGAACAATCCCGGCCGCTCGCCGTCGCCCTTAAGCCTGGCGCGCATCTGATCCCAGCCGCCCATTGCGCCACGCTGCGAGACGCGGGCATTGTCAGCGGGGCGGAACATCACCTTGAACTTCGTTTCTCTCATCAAGCGGCTGGCGATCGACGGTCCGCCGTCCTCGGAGAATGCCGCAGGATCAAGAACACCATGCCCAATCTTCTCGGTTGGGTTTTCGATCATCCGCTTTGTGTCAGGGTCGAACTTGGCGCCCTCACGCTCGGCAATTCCGCGGCCGACCTCTTCGGCCGTCAGCTTCAAGCCGACGTTGGCTTCTCCTGCCTTGCAGCCGTACCATTCTCGATATCGGACGATGGCTCCGCGAGGGATGATACCGGTTTCGGTCGAATGATCATCACCAGCGATTGCCCACCACCCAACAGAGAACGGTTTGGCAGATCCCCAATCCATTGACCGGAATCGAACCCAGTCGCTCGGGATGGCGAAAGGACGAACGATATGCTTTCGAGTGTCCCAGCAGTCAAAGAATGCGCCCTCGATCGCGTTCCAGTCACCGGAAAGCCATGCCTTCACGAGTTGATCGGACCCAACAAGATAGAGGTTGTTGATATAATCCGGGTCATTATCTAGCAGGAGCTTGTTGTCTTCGATCCGACTGGGGATGAAGACGTAACGATGTTCCCTGCCGTTCGGTAGCTTCCGCGCCAGCAGCTTCATGCCATTGGGTGCCGGGTCGATATACCGTTGCTTGATCCAATGCTGGCCAGCGCCGCCAGGATTGCCGGTCAAGATTAACTGCGTGGGAACGCCTTTGGCCGAGCGAAGGACGCCGAACATTCTGTCGATCGGTTTCGGATCTGGATAAAGGCCCGCTTCCTCGACGCAGGCATCGGTTACGTTCTGTCCCTGATACTTGTCGGCGTCTTGAACCCGCTCCAGCGGACGGAAGCGAAGGCGCCCACCGCCAGGAAACACCCAAGTCTTTTTCTGCTCGTTCCAGTCGGCGCCGATCTTGCCGTATATTTCCTTGCTGCGTTCGATCGCGTCGTCGAGCATTGGAAGCTCGCGACGGCAGAAGATTGCGTTGAAGGCAGAACCGTATGTGTCCGCCTTGATCGCATACTTGCCGAGAACGCCATCAGTCTTGCCGCCGCCGCGCGCGCCGCCGAAGAAGATCTCACGAAATGGACAATCGATAAGAGCGGTCTGCGGGCCAGCCTGAGGCGCCCACGCCGTCCTATTTATCGTCGTCTGATCCATGTTCTTTCAGCCAGTCGGCTTCCGACATGGGCTTGGCATTGATTACGAAATTGACCTTGTTGCTCAGATCGATGTCGAGCTTATCGCCGTAGACCTTCGGGCGCAGCTTGCCGGCCATCCACTTGCGGGCTTCTATCCGAACTTGAGACCGGCGGATGTTCTCGCCATTGGCAACCCAGCCCGCATCATCTTCGCCGCGCCGTTCCATCCAGTCGTTGCGCGCATTGTCCGCAATATCGAGGATATCATCAAAGAGAGTATCTGCTTGAACCTCGCGTGCGCGGGCGTATTGCTCCCGAAAGTCGCTGTTAGCATTCAACCAGCGAAAAACCGTGGTCTGGCCCGGCATGTCATCGTTAGCACAAATCGAGCGGAGGCTTTCGCCTGCGGCCAGACGCTCGCATATGCCGTCTGCAACCTCTTGGGTGAACTCTGAAGGTCTACCGGTCATCTTGCTCGCATTTTGTTACCGAGATTTTATGCAACGCTCTCTCTAATCGAGCTTGTCGGGAAGCCATGCCGTAGCATGGGCGGATAGATGTCACCTCTTCCCGATCTGTTTCACGCCCTGGCTCATTATTGCCGTTTCCGGCGTAAAAAGAGGATTCGTTGAATTAGAAATCAAACCTTCAGTTCGAATTAAACCGGCCTGGGCGGATTAGGTTGCTGTTTGAGTAGCTCGATCCAGCGCTCTGCGGGTGTATTGGCTGCGTCATTGAGCACTTTGCACAACTCTTCAACGGATTGAGATACGATCTCAGCATGAGACATCAAAGGGTCGAAGGGAATGGAGACGGGTAGTCGGACCGCATTCCTATAGATTTTTGGGGCATCCGTCTCGAAGCTAATCCAAACGACAAGGTTAGGCTCCTGCCCTTCCCGATCCGGCATCGCAACGTAAATCTGATCGCATTTGGCTGATTTGATCATCGGCGCACCTTAACTGCTGATTGTCGTTTCATGACACGAGGAGTTGCGTCATTCAATCCGCACGATCCTTGGCGGGTGATTTCGATGACCATTCAATCGGTTGGTTGGCAAAGAAAAACCCGCCACCAGATGATGACGGGCCGCTAAATTTTGGATGCATTTTCCCATGGCGCGGAATGTGATGTTCCGCAAGGCGTCGTGTCGAATCCTCTGCCGCGCCAAATCACACATTAATCATCTTTCCTGTTTCGATTTGCGACAGATACACAATTTTGAGATGAGTGCGCACCCGGAACTTTCAAGCAGGATGAAAATGGCTAATCGTTCGAAATCAGATAACTCTGAGGAAGCAGTATCTCCGGAGGAAGCTGCGCTTGGCAAATGCGGTATTGTCATGCCAATCTCGGCCATAGATGGCTGCGACGAAAGCCATTGGGGCAATGTGCAGTCGATTTTGAATGACGCTATCAAAGATTCGGGCTACGAGCCCAATCTCGTGAGTGCCTCGGACGAAAGCGGAATAATTCAAAAAAGAATTATCCAGAATCTCTATGAGAATCCGATCGTAGTTTGTGACGTGAGCGGGAAAAATCCGAACGTAATGTTCGAACTTGGGTTACGTTTAGCGTTCGACAAGCCGGTGATCATAGTTAAAGACGACAAAACAACGTATTCATTTGACACCGCTCCCATTGAGCACGTGTCGTACCCAAGGGATCTCAGGTACCATTCGGTCATTGAGTTCAAAGAAACGCTTGCTCGAAAAATAGAAGCCACAGTTAAAGCGGCAAAAAGCGGTGACCACTCAACTTTCCTTGGCCACTTTGGAAAGTTTAAAATCGCAAAAATTGAAACCGAAGAAGTGAGTTCCCAAGAATTTTTGTTCGCTCAAATGGCGGAGATTAAAGAAGAAATCAGGCGCCTTCGAACTGTGAACCCGCAAGACGATATTCAATCAGCGAAAGCTTATGCCTTCAATATTTCAAGAGAAATACTTTCCGGCGAAGAACCAGAAGGACTTTCTGCGAGAAAATTGGATGAAATCTACCAGTTTGTGCATCAAAATCTCGAAAGAAAATACCCACGTCTCCCGTTGGATCTCACTCAAAGGCTTGCTCGAGACGCGGTTTTTGAGAAGCAAAATTTCAGCAAAATGCGAGCAGGTAGGCATGACAATCGAGTGAGTTAAGGCAAACAATCAACATGATTAACCCTTTTGCGCCGACTGCAGCCTATGGGCATGAGGGACCGACACCAGCAAAGCGCGACACCTGAAGAGCGCGAACCTGCTTACTGGCAATTGTTTGCTGCCCCCGGTCACCCGGTATTCGAATTCCCAAAAGGGAAGGGTCGATTGCGGCACTACCGCTCGGCACGCTCTAGAATCCACTTTAGCCCGTTTTTACTGCCTGTGATATGCTACAGATCATGAGCCCGTCGGAGGTCCTTCTCCATAATGCGAAGAAGCCGCGATGCACGTTGAGATACGAACATTCTTGATGAATGACGACGGCTCTATCCATGCGGAAAGTCTTGTTCCCATGGAATACTATGGCGCTTGTCCTGACGTGGGCGATGTCGTGTACGAGGAGATGCTGGATACACCGAGGTGCTACTCCGTTCAGCGACGATTTTTAATCAACATCCCGGGGTGCCCAAATGCATGGGCTATCATTGTGCGCAAAATAGAGGTCCCACCGTCCCTTACAAAGCTGGTCGAAGAATGGAAGGAAGACGATGCTGCCGCGGCAGCTGTGCACAAGGAAGATGAAGAAGAACAGGCAAATGACCTCGCGTTGAAGGAGTTCAACGAGAAGCTTGCTGCTCTCCGCGCAAAGCAACACGCGAGCCCCGCGAAAAGGGCAAAGAAAGCAGCCACAGACAGTGGCAAGAAATCCCCGCGACCAAAGCCAAAGCGCAGCCCCAAGGTGTAGCATTTTCAGCGTACAGATGGATACAGCTCTCCCAGCGCGGCGAGAAAGTGCCCTTAAGGGACCGGCAGCAGCATAGCGCGAAGCATATGGAGCGCAAACAGTCATCCCAATGACTGTTTTTCTATACTGCTTCGCGAAATTCATCAAGAGTCGCGTCATCATGGAGACCGTCGAGCAGCTCGATTATCCCCAAGACGTGCGCCTTAAGTTTATCGTCGAGTTTGTTGATGTTGTTTTCGGCGTAATAGCGGAGGGAGACCGTCCGACCGCGCCCTCTCGGCAAAAGCCGACCAAGCTGAGTGTTGAGATGTTTGCGGCGCTTGTGGCGAGCCTCCTCCGTCGCACTGGCCTTGGCAAAGCGATAGGCCTGCTGCTTGTCGAACCCGGCCAGCATCAGCGCTCGGATATCTTCCTCGCTGAACGCGATCGGGCCGCCGTCGCGACTGAGCGAAACCATTCCCCCTACCCCGTCCACCTCCCGAATGCGGTCGAAGCCGTCGCCCGGATCTCGACGCACGAAAGCATAACCGACCAGCAGCGGCAGACGGCGCTCGATAAGCTTTTGACTGCGATGCTTGCGGATCTCCTTCCAGAACGCGGGCATGTAAACGTCAATGCCCTCGTTGCGAAGGTTTCGCTCAACTAGGCTTTCGCCGCGGCGCCCTTCCGATGCGCCTTCGATTGCCTTCGCCATGCGCTGGTAGCCAGGCCGAACCCGAATGGCGTACCAGCGGACGGCCACGTCCGAGATTGAATCGTTGATCAGGATCGATCGCCGATAGGAATAGGATTTCGGGTTGGTTCCGAAATGGACCACTTCCTTTGCCGGCATGATCTCGTAGGGCGATCCTACGCACGAAGATGCCGTCGACGAGGCGGCGCCCTTCGTCTGAAACACTTGATCGCCCCAAGCCTTCTTACCGCCCTTCCCGTCGGCGATCGCGATCACGAAACCGAACCGATAACCACGGCCGGAATCATCCTGTTGGATGAAATCGAAGCTGCCGCCAGAAAAATTATTCTCGTTCATCTTGCCCTCTTCTTGATGAGGTTGCGTCTCTCGATCGTCATGTGGACATAGGATGGACGCCAGTTGATCGGGACCGAATAGACCGGTTTTGCCGGCTCGATCTGGTACCAGCGGCCGTCGGCGTCGCGGAAGAACTGCAGATCCTCGGTAGCAAACTGTCCAGCCATGTCGTTGAAGAGCAAATCGCAGATCAGTCCGGTACCACGAGGCGCGGTGTTCATCGGCCGCCATGGGTTCTCGCGATCATGGGCTTCGCGCTCTTGGCGTTCTCGGATCGTCATCTGCTGCTCCTGCCGGTCGCTGCGGGCCAAAGCGGCGGGGCTCCGCAGAGCGATTGGTATCCCTCGATCTCCGGGACGTACTCGAGCGTGACATCGCCCTTTTTCCCGGACCACGAGAACCGAGCCTTCTTGATCCAGACAACGGTTTCTTTGATGTCTGGATCGGGGACATCGATGACGATGCCATGGTCTGGTTTATTGAACCAAGCGGCGCTCCCCTCGATGTCGTAAAGCGTCGGCGTGCGTGCTTCGCCGCCTTTGCCGACGTCCTTTGTCGGGTGAGCAACAACAATCGCCAGGACCTGATGGCGGAGTGCGAAACGGCGGATCTGTCGGAGCGCTCGGTTGACATATTGCGTCTCGCTCTCGGTCTTCGGTCGGAAATGCTCGACCTCATTCCAAGGATCAATCACAAGAACTTTGATGCCGTGCCGGATTACAGCATCTGCACCGCGATCAAGGAGCCACTCCAAGGTCATATCCTCATCAGTCTCGCCGGCCGGATCGGCGTCGATGAAGACGAAATGCTGCTGGATGAAGTCGTCCGCTTCCGTCACCAATTCGCGGTTCCAATCGGTGGTCGCCGTCTTACTGGCCGCTAGGCGCAGTTTGAAGCGAAGCGCCGGCACTGTCGGAATCTCGAAGGATGCCACGCCAATGGTCCAGCCATAGGCTCGTGCAAGGTTGACACACAGGTTCATTGTCCACGTCGACTTCCCGTGACCTGGAATGCCGGTAACGACAAGCAACTCGCCGAGCCATAGACGCAGATGATCATCCAGATCTGGCCAACCAGTCGAAAACGTCCGAGGCTCGTCCACCTCTGGATAGTCGGAAAGCTGATAGACGCCGCGCACCGGATAGGGCTTTGCATTGTCGATGATGCGAATGACGGCATCTGGACCGAATTTCATCCGAACGTCGTTCAGATCCTTACAGCCTTCCGGGTAGACCACGAACGAGCATCGCGCCGCGCCAAGCCGCCGGAGCAACTCTGCAGCCAGTCGGCGCCCAGGACCGTCATTATCGACGGCGAGAATGAACCGCTTGATGCGCTTGATCCGGTGGCGGTTGTTGTAGACAAATTCGAATTTGCCCGTGGCATCAGCCTCGGGGTCAACCTCGGGAAGATCCTCTGGTGTCTCGCCATCGCGCACCGGCGGCGCACCGTCTGGCACTGACACTGTGCAGGTTATCCCGCAGTCGATCGCCGTCAGGCCGTCGATCTCCCCTTCGACGATGACAAGGGATTTTGTTCCGGCCTCAAGAGCCGGATCGTCCATGCAGTCGGCATTCCAGAACGTCTTGCGGCCACCTTTACGTTGCCAGAATTTTTTGCCCTGGCCGCGGTATTTCTCGCCGACAACCTGACCGCCGTCGATGAAAGGAAACACCACGATGTTGCCAGCAGGATCCGGGATAACGGTCGTCTCGCCGCTTTCGCCAGTGACCGATCTACCCGTATATACCCCGGAATGTTTTGCGATTTCCGGATCTATTTGCCGATTTTGAAAAGCCAAAATCCCGTTTTGTCCCAGAACGTTCATCGAAATATTCGCCCCCGTGGAAGCCGCAATGATGGCAATTGAACTGGACGCCCTCGGCATCCACCCGCACCGACAGGCACGGCTCTCGCTTGTTTTTCCGTCCCGGAGAGCACTTCGGGCAGGTCGTTTTCTGGTTGCCGGTCGAAACGCGGCGAACGCGGATACCATTGGCGCTGAGGATCTCGTCGACGGATTTCATATTCGCGGGTCCGGCCGCGGTCGCGGCGGCTTGCCGGCAGCAGCGTTGGCCGCGGCAAAGTTTGCACGCTCCATCGCCTCGCGTTCTTTCTTCGCCAGCGCTGAGCTAACGGCCACGAACCATTTGTTTTTAGGCTGCTGCCCGGCCCACTCGTCCAGTGACCAGAGTTCCGCCTCGACCGAGATGTGCGGGAACGCCTGCTTCCACTTCAAAAGATCGGTCACAGTCAGGCGAATTGTCTTGGCTTCAAACGCATAGGGAGGCTTGGAAGATTTTTTTCCTACGTCGGTATCAACATCGTCAGATGTTGATTGTTTCCCTTTATCTCCTCCTCTACCTCCTCCATCCTCCATCTGCGCGACGATTTCCCCTTCCCGGGGAATTGGCTGCTCGTTACCGGCATCCATTTCGGAAACGGCATTCGGTAAGCCGACGTAATTTCGGAAATCGTTCGTGATAGGATGGATGTCATTCGGAGTTTTAGGGCGCTGAAACCGACGGAAATTCCGAATTGCTCCGTACTGGCGGCCATCAACTTCGTAAGAGCGAATGGCGTCAATGCTCTCCAGCTCGGAAAGAAGGGATACGATATCAACATTGTCGGCAGGAAAAATCCGCATTTTGAGGGTGATAGGCTTCCACTCGAACGTGCCTTTATCGTCTGCTTGGACGCCAAGACCGAGAAAGAGAAGCCGTGCAAACGAAGTGACCGTGACCAGGCGCTCGTCGGTGAAGAAGCCGTCGTGTATCGATCGTATCCGGGCCATCAGGGTCTTTTCTCCCCCGGCGCCTGCGTCTTGTGTATGGGGAAGATCGCAACTTTGCGCGGTTGCTGCGTGAGCGGCAGTTGCCGGTCTTCGGGAAAGTAAAGATTGGCAAACTGTTTCCAGGCGCGGATAGCTTCCACGCCGTCTTCAAAGTTCAGGGTCTTGTCGGCGCGACGCTTCGCCTCGCAATAGCCGTTCCAAACGGCGATCTGCTCGTCGATGCTGGCCATGGTCATGCTGAGGCCGCCTTCCCTCCAATGTTTGCTTTAAGGCCCAGCCTCTCGGCGAGCGGAACAACAGGCACGACGATCCTGCCTCCTACCTTGATAGTCGCGAAATCGCCCCGCTTGGCAGCTTCATAGGCTGCGTTCCGGGCAAGACCGAAAAAAAGTGCGCCGGCATCCGGAACAGAAATCGTGGGGCGCCTCAGTGCTTCGTCAAGGGTCACGTTCACTCTCCATTCATGACAATCATACACATGAAACTAGATAGCCCGTTTTCGATTGACGCGCAACGTTTCGTGTGTATTTTTCACATTAAATTCGGAGTTATGCGTAATGGCACGTCCAAAACTTGGAGATAGCGAGAGCAAGCGCCTTCAGATGGTCATCACTGAAGATGAACTTACAGCTATCGATGACTGGCGTTTTGCCCAACGGGTAGCAACGAGATCGGAAGCAATCCGACGCCTATGCCGGGTGGCATTGATCCATGAAGAACTTCGGCCGTCCATTAACAAGAATATGAAAGGCTTAGTCGACGCAACGATGTTGCTTAGCGACGTGACGCTAGAGGAAAGATCTCGCAGCCCAGAAGAGTTGGAAGAGATGCGCGGGTTAGCATCAGACATATTCAAACACTGCTACGCCTTATACGACAAACTCATTGAACAAACTGTTCGAGTTTCAGCTTTGACCGAAGGAGGCGAAGACATTCGGAAAGACTTTGCTTGGGAAAAACGCGCCGCCGAATTCCTTGATGGAAAATCCCTTCTCGATGAGACGCGCAAATCTGCAGAAGCAAGAAAAGTTATTGAGGATGCGGTGAAAGAAAGAACGAAATCCAATAGGGATCTCGATAAATGAAGGGGCATATCCGAGAGCGCTCAGTCGGGAAATGGGCTATCGTCCTGGATGTTCCTGATCCAAAGACGGGAAAGCGCCGGCGTAAATGGCATACCTTCCACGGCACAAAGCGCCAGGCTGAGACGGAGTGCGCCAGACTGATTGCCGAGCTGGATGGTGGGAGCTATATCGAGCCATCCAAAACTACAGTCCGCGAATATCTCGTTGAATGGCTCAAGCACGAGAAATCGAACGTCTCGCCTAAGACGCACCAGCGCTACGAAGAGTTGATGCTGAAGAACGTCGCGCCGATCCTCGGATCGATCACGATGAACAAGCTTGCGGCGGCACGCATAGATGGAGCCTGGGCCAAGTTGCTCGTAGATGGTCGGCGAGACGGGAAAGGCGGCCTGTCTCCTCGAACAGTTCACCATTGCCGACGCGTCCTGCTTGCTGCGATGGAGCAGGCCGTCACATGGGATCTGCTCAAAAAGAATCCCGTTGCTGCGACCCGACCGCCCAAGGTCGAAAAAAAGGCGATGAAGGCATTCACGGCGGCCCAGACGGCCGAACTCTTCGAAGCCTTCCGCACTACCCGAATGTTCATTCCAGCCATCCTGGCAATCATGTGCGGGCTTAGGCGTGGCGAAATTGCTGCGCTCCGTTGGGGGAATGTCGATCTCGCAAGCAATGGAGAGCGCAGCATTTCAGTCGTACAGAGCGCCGAGTACACCAAGGAAGGCGTACGCTATAAGGAGACAAAGAATAGCCGCGCTAGAACCGTGGCCCTTTCCGCGACCGTCGTGGAAGAATTGAAACGGCACCGGGTGGCTCAAGCCCAGGAGCAATTGAAATTGGGCATGCGTCCTGATGACGGTTCTTTCGTCGTGGCGCAGATTGACGGAAGCCCCCTCGTCCCGATTTCGCTTACACATGAGTGGTCACGGTTGCTGGCGAAGACGAGCCTGCCCAAGATTCGCTTCCACGACCTACGACATTCCCACGCCACCCAGATGCTAGCCGCCGGTGTCCATCCCAAAATTGCCAGCGAGCGCCTCGGGCACTCGACGATCGCGATCACCCTCGATCTTTATTCACACGTCATGCCAGGAATGCAGGCGAACGCTGCGGAACAAGTTGACGCGGCTATCAAAGCTGCTAAAAAGCCAGCCGTCGAGTAATTGGGTAGCAAATCGGTAGCAAGTCACGATTTGCAGCTTTCTTGAAACCGAAGAAAGATTAGCCTTTTCAATTACTTGGAAGAGTGTCCGAGTGGTTTAAGGAACCGGTCTTGAAAACCGGCGTGCGGGAAACCGTACCGTGGGTTCGAATCCCACCTCTTCCGCCACTTTTTAGTTTTACTAGATAATTTGCAGATCTCGTCGAGGATCTACTTTTTTATCCACATTGAAAATCTGCGCAGGTCCCGTTGACAAAGTTAGATTGGGCGCTTGTGAGTGGTCGCAATACATCCCCTATCCGCAAGCATTTTTCGCGGACGGGCGACGGGAATTGCGCGAACCTGAGGGACTACCTTGTAATTAGCAACCTCGCCGCCTGTTAAGATGAGACCAAGAGGTCGACCTTGACGTCTGCGTGGGCATCGATTTTGTCGTAGAGCCACCGCGTGATCGACCCAAAGCCTCCTTATCAGTCCCACTTTGCGCCATCAGCCTGAGAATTGCCCCGAATGATCGTGCTATCGATCATATGTTGCCAGTTGTCGGTCAAGGCAAGCTCAATAAGGGTCTCAAGTAAAGCATCCCATATGCCTTTCTCTGCCTACCGTCGAAAACGAACGTAAACGGAATTCCATTTGCCGTAGCGTCCGTGCATGTCGCGCCATTGACGGTCAATGCGCGCGGGCAATGCAACATGCAGTTCAGTTAGCGCCGAATATCGTTGGCCGGACGGGACTTACCTCCTCTTTCGCTGGGTAGAGAAGGCTCAACAGTATACCATCCCTCATCGCTTAAATCGCCTCGCGCCAAAACTGCCTCCCAAAAAGCTGCCTTGAATCATGCCTGGGCTGATTAGGAAACCACTTTGTCAACAGGACCTAGCTACGTGACCGAAGCCTTTTGGGGCCGCCGTCTTGCCCCGGGGAGCAGGTAGCTGTTGACTACTGGAATCTGTTGCAAGGTGATCACGATGCTCGCCGATAACCCAAAAACTATGACAGCAAATAGCGGTACGCCAAAACCCAGGTAGATGCCTCGAAGCCCGACCAATAATTCAAGGGTATATTTTAGAATAATGGCATGCAAAATATAGATTCCGAAAGTCGCCCTTGAGAGTGATGAAACGACGTTGCTGATCATTGGTGGCAATGATGTCCCTAGTCTGGAAAGCACCGGAAAAGCGGCAACTGCCGAAATCAACATAAAAGGCAAATGATACCTATAAAGAAACTCATCGGGTGTGCCGGAATTGGCAGCATCCACATAGGTGAAATATGCCGCAAGAATCGCGGAAAGAAAGGAAACCGCTGCCAGCCCAAGCGCTACGCGGTTGGATGGGACAAATTCAGCAAGGAAGGCTCCAGCAAATGCGTAGCCGGCGTAACTGGCGAAATAGCGTAAATCCACTCCGACTACGTCCGTTGCAGACCAGTGGCTTACCAATGGAATGAGAGAGGATCCGAGAAACCAAATGGTTAGATACGCTATTTTTTTTGCGTGAGACGAGTTCTGAAAAAAGACCTGCAGAACGGGCATAAACATATATAGCCCAATCATAGCATAAATAAACCAAAAATGGAAAACAATTGGTGATGCAATAATAGATAGTATTGTAGTTGGTTCTAAAGCGGACGGCACCGGAAAAGTCCAGAGGTAACCCCAAACGATCCCAGTCTCGCGATACCAAACGAGATAGACATAGGACCAGAATACAAGTGGAATAGTGAGCTTGAGGACGCGGACCGCGGTTTTGCCCAATGAATCAGGGTGTGGCACAATTAGCGCACCGCTCAACATGAAGAACAACGGCACACAAATATGAGCGAAGCTGTCGTAGATATTTACGGCAACCCAGCCATGTGTCATCGGAGTTAGAAATTCCCCGCACACGTGGACTACGACGACCAGAAATATCGAAGCCACCCGTATCAGGTCGAAACCACGATGTTGTGTGTGCATTGTTTGCATATTTGAGCCCTCCCCAGCACTCAAAGAACATTAGCCGTATTTGCTTATGGCTTGCTTGGTTTAAACCTAAAATGTCGTCATTTGATAATTTGTTCAATGATTAACGAGTCTGGTGATTGCATATATCGAGCGCCAAACTGCGAAGGATAACGACAGCTAAGTAAACTGATTGGGGGGATGCACGCGGGTTCGCCGATTTCCACCTGGATACGAGTCGCAGTTTCATGGAATATGCTAAGAAGCGTCAATTTTGATCGATCCGCTCAACCTGACCGAATGCGAGATTTGTGTCTCCCGCAACTCCGAAATCTGACAGTGTCTACGTTCGTCCGCTGGCCCATTATGTTCGGCCGCATCATTCACCTCGGCATGAGGTTGTTCCCAAAAGGCCCGATATTGGGAAGACGGCGCCGGGAGACAGCTCTTCAAACTTCCCGCAGGGGAAGGTAGTCGTCTTTTGTGCCTATCGGAAAGATAAGGAAATCGACCTCACCCATGGCATCAGACGATCAAACCCTCCCGCTTGGGTCTAAACCTCTGGCCGGAGCCGCCCTGTCGGCGTTCTTCAACCGCGACGCTGTCGTCGTCGCATCGGATCTGGTCGGTGCACGCTTTTCTGTCGGGAGCGTCGGCGGGCGCATTGTCGAGACGGAGGCCTATCGACCTGACGATGAAGCCTCCCACGCCTTTCGGGGCAAGACACCGCGCAATGCTGCCATGTTCGGGCCGCCGGGCCATGTCTATATCTATCGCTCCTACGGCATTCACTGGTGCCTGAATTTCGTCTGCCTTACGGGGAGCGCTGCGCTCATCCGGGCATTGGAGCCGGAGAATGGTATCGATGAGATGATCGCGCGTCGCGGTATGGCGAATATCGTGTCTCTCTGCAACGGACCAGGAAAGCTGTCGCAGGCACTGGCGATCGACATCGGCTTGAACGGCATATCGCTCGACCAACCGCCATTCACATTCTCGCTCGCCGAGCCGGTAGCGATCGTCGCCGACAAGCGCATCGGAATCACCAAGAACGTCGACCCGCTCTGGCGTTTCGGTGCGGCGGGGTCGCGTTTCGTCAGCCGCCGTTTTCCCTGACAAAGCAATTCCAGGAATAGTGCGTTGCGGCTTTTCATCCGGGATGGGTGAGAGCTGTGAGATAGCGCGTTTTCGCGATTCCTGGAAACAAAAGCGCTGTATGAAAAAGACCGCCGGGGTGGCGCCCGGCGGTCATACGGCCACGCAGTGAAACTGGAAAGACTGCGCAGCTATTCCATGGCGACGCTGTGGTCGACGGCGGGCGGCGCCGACGGTTTGCGCAGGAGCACCAGCAGCGGTATGGCGCAGATCGACATCAGCATCAGCAATTTGAAGTCGTCGATATAGGCGATGATGGTCGCCTGCGTGGTGATCATGCCGTCGAGCGTGGCGCGGCCAACTGCCGTCAGAGGACTGATACCGTGAGCCGCCGTCGCGTCGAAATAGCGGTTGAACGGCGTCACATAGGCGGCGATGTTCGCGTGGTTGACCTGCGTATTCTCGGTGATCAGCATCGAGACGACGGAGATGCCGACGCTCGAGCCGATATTGCGCGAGAGGTTGTAGAGGCCGGTTCCCTCGCCGCGCATCTGCGCCGGCAACGTCGCGAAGG